CTAACAGATCCACTTGATGATCTTGGAGTTGAGTATCTAACAGATCCACTTGATGATCTTGGAGTTGAGTATCTAACAGATCCACTTGATGATCTTGGAGTTGAGTATCTAACAGATCCACTTTTAGATTTAGAAGGTGATTTACTTTTTAGGTTACGGCATCTACCTTTTGATCCTCTAACCTGACCTTCTTTACATGGTTTTAGTTCTCTCTTCTTAGGTGATTTACGTACTCTTGACTTACTTTTTAGGTTACGGCATCTACCTTTTGATCCTCTAACCTGACCTTCTTTACATGGTTTTAGTTGTCTCTTTTTAGGTGATTTACGTGCTCTTGACTTACTTTTTAGATTGCGGCATCTACCTTTTGATCCTCTAACCTGACCTTCTTTACATGGTTTTAGTTGTCTCTTCTTAGGTGATTTACGTGCTCTTGATTTTTTTACTCTAGGTTTTGCCGCTGTACCTTCAAACATATCATCATCTCCCAACGTCTTATTAAGTATCATCTTACCTAATTTACTCTGTCTATTAATACATTTACCAGTTTCTTGATTAAATATTTGGCTTGTTGCGCATTTTTTTGGTGACTTACTACGAAACTTCTTCTTTGGTTTAATACCAAGAAGTAGTAACTTTCCAATCGCACCGTCTCTTTTAACACATCTATTAGTGTGTTCATTGAATATTTTATCGGAACTACATTCTTTTACCATTTTATTATATTACTATATTTAAAAAAAATATTTTTGAAATATGATACGAAATTTTAGGGAGTTCTGATATATAATAATATGAATATGCTTAACTTTTTATACAAATTTTTGTATAAAAAACTATATAGTTTTTTTAAAATGATAAATGGTTTTCTTCACGAAACTCACAAGCTTTAATATACGCATTATCTCCATACTTAGCAACAGAAAACGATTTAGTATGCTTTTTACCATCTATATCATACCATTGAGCACGCCAACGAGCTTTTGAACCGTCTTCAAAAAATACACCTATAGTACCAGATGTGTTAGTTTTATACATATCCTTGTTATTGGCGTTTACACGATTTCCTCCTTCACGTGTATTACACCGTAGATTATTTAAACCATTACGATCGATATGATCTACTTCTGAAAACTCTGGATAAAACAATCTATGAACCAATTCTTTGTTGATTTTAGCGTAATCGGTTTTATGATGTGGATTTTTACATAAATGTATTGAATTATCTTTAATTATATCAAGTTGATCTTTTTCAAACATCATACATTTTTCATCTGAAAGAAATAATTCTAAAAATTCATATCCTTCAGGTAACAACGGGTGGGATATAACTTTTACATTTCGTATTCTATTTTTACTTAAACCACGACGAATAGATTCACGTATTCTATAATTACTTGCCAAGTTCATAGCACGTTCTCTTCCATATTGTTCTATACTAAAAGACTTGCTTTTTCCACCTTGTTCAGCGTGAAAAGTGGCTTTAATGTGTGTTGCTGTTTCTGAAATGCCACCTTGATGGTGTCCGCTATACCAATCGCCGCGCTCTAATACAATTGGGATAGATTCTTGTATTTCTTTTAATATTTTTTTCTCTTTTTCTTCTTTTATTTTAAATTCTTTGTATCTACATATATTACAACCACCACGAAAATTATCTTTTTGGCAATTTTGTGAATGGGAATTAAATTCACCATGTTCACATTTATATGTTACTTTTCGCCCTATTTCCAATGAAACAAATTCATATCCGGCTTCTTCAAGTGTTTTTATGATATTATTTTTCACTTCATCCGTACTTTTCTTTTTAGAACAATTAGAACAACCATTCCATTGAGGTCTTAACACTCCTTGTTTAAGAGTTCTACCAGTTTCACCACAGTGACATGTATATGTAAGATATCTTTTATCATCTTCATCAATATTCCAATTAGAGCATGCTCTTTTATTCATAATTTCATTAATTGTATTCGTAGTTTTTTCTGAAAGTCCGATGGTCATATTTTATGTTTCATTTAAAAAGTTATATGTTTAAATCAATTTTATTTTTGAAAACATTAAAATATATTTAGTATCTTATTTTCTTGAGGAAATAAGATAAAATGTAAGAAAAATAAATGAAGAAAATACCACCTCAAAGGACAGGGAATCCCAGAGCACCCCCACTTATTCTAATGATATTGTTATTTACAGCAGTGACAATGAATTCGTAAGTCTGTGCAAAGTTAGCACCCTGACTACCATTTCCACCAGCGGCGTTGATAGCAGCCTGAGAAGCTTCTGGGACAATAGAAACGTTAGTAAGTTTACCGTAGTTAGTAGAGCCCATAGGATCAAGACAGATGAAATCTAGAGAGTATGAATACATATGGTATCCAGTACTGCATGGAATGACAGGAGCATTGAACCAAGGGTTGACAAGTGAGAAGTAATCAGATCCCATTTGAGCCAAACGATTTGTGTTCTCATAAATGAGAGATGTTTGAAGAATTGGGTCAGCACTTCCAGAAGGTGTATAGTTAACAACAGTACCAGTATCAACAGGGGAAGCAGTCATGTAGTTAGACCATTCAGAAGCCCATGTGCGGTTTCTAACAGAGAAGAAAAGAACCTTGATTGCGTGTGAGAAACGAATGTCATAAGATGGTTGAGGATTTGTAACAGGTGCGAATGTTTGGCGAGGTGCGGTTTGAACTTGTTCGATTAGAATATCACGAGGAGCACAGGCCATTCTCTTACGTTCATCGTTGGAAACAATGGCATAGTTAGCCCATACTTGGCATTGTCCAAGAACTGGTGCAGTGGCAATATCAGATGGAACATTGATGCTGGCACGTTGTTCACTAACACCGGCAACTGCTACAGAAACGTTGTCTAGGATAAGAAGATCAGACCAGTCACGGAAAGAAAAGTTAACACGCATTTCATTGTATGGAAGAGCAGCAGTAGGAAGAGCAACACCACTATCGCGGCCGTAGAAAAATGGAAGAGGTAAGTTAAGAGTTGCCGCTGGGATTGCGTTTGCTGATCCAGGAGCATGAGGAGATGTTAGAGGGAATGTGTTACCAACCATGTTGTTGTATCCATTGCGTTTTCCGGCAGGGACAGTGAATGCTGACCAGAAATCAAGATGGTAGTTATCAAAACGAGCAGCTACAAGATCGTTGAATGTGATGCAGCACTCGCGAACGATGTTGTGCATAAGGTTGCGAGTCCATCTAATACGTCCATTTGCAGTAAACTGATTTCCTGTAAGAAGGGTGACGGAAGGGGTTTGAAGGCGAAGCCATGTTTGTAAAAGGTAATCACCAGCACGAGAAATGCTTACTGCCCATTCTTGGTTAAATGCAGGAGATCCAGATGCACGAGAAAGGACAACAGGGACTTGAGAGAACCAAGTTGATTTTCTTGTTTCACGAACGAAATAAGCGGTCGCGTCTGGACCACCATATAAATATTTCTCAATCTCGTCAAAAGTTGCAAGATCAATAAAAGCGGAAGTTACGTTAGATGTACAAATAGATGCCATTGTTTTATATTAGGACAAGATAAAAAATATTTTTTTTTATGTTTTTCAATACTAATTTAAAAACATAAATGGATTTTTTTTGTTTTTTATATAAAATGGAAATCGTATATAAAAAAATAATAGAAACTATAAATGGATGAATCATTAGATATTCTCAATATAGATAACACTATTCGTAACAACTTTATAAAACAACAACAAAATATTGAAATGTATAAAGAACGATTGGAAGATATTCAACAATCTTTAAAAAACACCGAATTACATCCAAAAACCGTATTAAATTTAGAAAAAACCCGTGATTATTTATATAAGTATATAGAAGATATTGTAAATGAAATACAATACAATTTTTATATATTAAAAACTATTAATTTGATCGAAGAATACAAAAAAATACTAAATCAACCTGTGAAAATTTCTTTTATGGGTAAACCTTCTAAAAATAACAAGGAAAAAGACCGGATAATAAATGCATTTATGATAATTGCTCAGGAGTATATTAAAATAGATATGAATAAAAACGATATTAAAAATATCATAGTATGTAAAAATTGTTCGAATAAAAAAGATTTTGATATCATCGATATAAATATTTATATATGTAATGTTTGTTATGTCCAACAGACAGTATTAAAATATAATTCATCGTATAATGATATTGATCGCATTAATATTTCTTCCAAATATATGTATGATCGAAAAGTACATTTCAGAGACTGTATTAAACAATATCAAGGTAAACAAAATAGTACTATTCCCAATAAAATATACAAGGAGTTAACTAATGAGTTTAATAATCATCATCTTTTACTAGGTAAAAGTGGTGATAATAAAATCGAACGATTTAAAAATATAACTAAAAATCACGTATTACTTTTTTTGAAAGATCTTGGATATTCAAGTCATTATGAAAATGTCCATTTAATTCATTATAATTTAACAGGTATTAAATGTAATGATATAAGTCATTTAGAAGGTCAACTATTAGATGATTTCGATATATTAACAGAAGTATACGATAAAAAATTCAAGAATATTGATAGAAAAAACTTTATAAACACTCAATATGTATTATATCAATTGCTATGTAGACATAAATATCCGTGTAAAAAAGAAGAATTTATCATATTAAAAACAATAGACCGTAAATTTTTCCATGATGAAATATGTAAGACACTGTTTGAATTTTTAGGATGGAATCATCAACCATACTATTAAGCATACTTTTTTGAAAGTGAGTTAACTAAGTCGATATATTCCTGTTTGGCAATGTTTACATTCTTTCCTTTTTGTGATGCCCATGCTTCCCATTTTTTTACACCTTTAAAGTTTACAGCCCATGGTTTAGACGTAGTATTATCACCTTCTTCTACTTGTTTATATAACCCATATAATAACAACAATTCATCATCTTTAGGACGTTTGTCTAATTTTTTAACGTTTTTTGTCGCGGTAGTGTACTGGCGATCTATGCCATTTTCAATGTTATAAGATATCATTTATTATTGATATAACCTTTTTTTAAATTAAATGTATTGTATAATTAAAATGATAAGTAAATTAACACATATCTGGACAACCAAAGGATTTGAAATTATACTTTGTTTATGCATATCTTTCATAATAATATTTGGAATATATCATCTTATTTCTGGAACAAAAGGCACATTTTCTAGAAATAATTATTATCATCATTTACCATATCGTACTAATATTGCACAGAGTGTACCGCCAATAAAACGACGTGCTGTAGAAAGTAAGGGTGAAGCAGAATGTAGAAGAGTTTTACAAAGTATGTTTAAAAAACCTTTTACATCACAAAGACCTGATTTCTTACGTAATCCCGTAACAGGTGGTAATTTTAATCTCGAACTTGATTGTTATAACCAAGAATTACGATTAGCTGTTGAATATAATGGTGTGCAGCATTATAAGTATGTACCTTATTTTCACAGGAATCATGACCATTTTATGACACAAAAGTATAGAGATGATATGAAAAGAAGAATATGTAAAGAGAACAATATTAATTTGATAGAAGTTCCTTATACAATTAAAATAGAACATATAAAAAACTATATTATCGAACATTGTAAAAAATTAGGTTATCAATTTTAACTTTTCAATACATAAATGAAAGAGTTTGAATATAATTATGTTTTTCCTTTTTGTATTTATCATTATATTGATAAATCAACTAATACATTTTTATCATTTTTACGTAAAGGATACAAATATAAAAAAGATACTAAAATGTATGTTAAATGTTTAGATTCACCAGATAAATGGTATTTCGCTGGTCAATTTTATGCTATAGATCCATCAATTATACCTAAACCCCGTGGGTTACAGATTTTTGCTGTTAAACAAAGAAATAACTTTATTCAATCTATAAGTATAGTAACAGATATATTTCATAAAGCATATGAAGAAACACAAAATACACTATATTTTAGTGCTTGGACAATGCCTGTACCAAATACATCCCCTTTATATTTACACGGATCAGATGACAATATTTTTTTAAGTTATGATTACGATCCACCACCAGAAGATAAAATGGATATAGTTTTAAGAAAAGGATTTAATGATGAAATAGGAAGTATAAAGTCGCAAAAAAATAAAGACTTGAGTTTTTATAACACACTCGATTTTACACAAAATGTGTTTTCACCTATTTACGTGTTATCTAATAAAGTATTTAAGAATGGTTTTGAAAATATTAAATTTCAATGTATAGACGGAAACATCATTCCTTATAATGGTAAAATACCACATTTATTCTCTTATTATACACCTAGTGATCCGCTTTCACTTCCTGAAGCAATTGTGAAATGCAATGAACTAGATATAGATAAAGGAACTCCTCTTACTCTTGAAAAAATAGTTCGGTTACTTTCAAAAGATACAAATCATTTAAGTAAAGCTACTAATACAAACAATAATAATACTTATTTAATAATATGTATTTTGTGTGTAATTGCAATAATAGTTGGTATAATTATATGTATAATTATATGGAAAAAACGCTAATTTCATATTCATAATATGAAATTATTTACTTTACCAAAGATGGTGGAAGACCTTTAGGTGTTTTAGTTTTCTTGGTAATAGGTTCTATTATCTTTTTATCTTCTTCAGAATCACTACTACTTTCTTCATCAGAATCACTACTTTCTTCATAAGAATCGCTACTATCAGAACCGCTTTCTGAAGAAGAAAGTAAATCTTCAGGGTCGATATCTTCATCTGAAATGTATTCATCAATTTGACCATACCCTAACAAATGAAATGTCTTTTTGATCTTTTTCTTGTTTTTATCTTTATCATTAAATCCTAAATCAATCTTTAATAATTTACCGTCAAACTTACGATGGAACGTGTAAGAATTTAGTTCTAGTTTAGTCAGTTGTTTGGCAGTTTGTGCTGAAACAACGTGTTCCATATCTAGATCAAACGTGCTATAATCATCTAAAATATACCAGTTTACTTTTTCTAATTGTTCGTGTAAATGTTGTAATGCTTCTTCATTACCTTCTTTTCTAATAAAATAGTACCAACTTTCACATTCTTTACCGCTTGTTTCCATTAAAGTCACGTAATCACCAGTCATTATATGTGAAGATGAATCTTCTTTTACATTTTGAAATTCTGCCATTTTTATAATAACAAAAATGTTTTTAAGTTAATATTCTAATCCGCTTCTATATCTTCTTCATTAACTTCTTCTATATCTATATATTGTTCTGGTATAGCATTTTCATATAGTGAAATTACAAAATTAATATCGGAAGGTATTAATTTATCTCTATTTGCATGAATACACGCAAAATTTGCATATTGCAATAACTGACATATTTTCTGTTCTACAAAATACTGTATAATAATAAATGCGTCCTTACTAATTTTTATATCAATCAGTATTTTACGAACAATTTTTTCGAAAGAAAGTTTATTAA